GAGAAAGCGTCATAGTTCTCCTCCAAAGTCTTGATAGTTTCTGGCCTACTTAAAGGATCAGACGAGTCAGTAAGCGGCGTATCCTGTACATCGGTCGAATCACGGAGGAGTTTAGCAGAGCATACTAAATGGTAGACACCGTAGATTTCAAAGCTGTCTTCCTGAACTTCGATTACTTCATACTTTTGGTTTTGAAACTTAGGCTGAAGGACATCTCCGGGCTTTAAATGTCCACGGATGCGCTGCTCCATATAAGTTTTATTGAAAACAAACAACTGATCATTAGTAAGCTCAATTCCGAACTGACTAAGGTTCTCTTCCAACACTTTCGGTTCATAGTGACCATAAACTAAAACAGGCTGCTTAGATATAGGCTTGTTTCTAGCTTCCATATAAACTTCATCAAATTGAGCTTCGCCCTGCACATACTCATAGTATAGAATCTGAGAGCCAGAGATCTTAATCATCTCATCGTCCACTAAATTGAATAAATTAATATCAGGATTAGCGGGGTCAAAGAAATTAAGCTGACCATCAGAATCTTCCAACTGGGGAAGAGGGGCAGGGGTTACATCAACTTTGAAATTTTTATGAGACATTAGTATGTGGAGAATCTAGCAGGTTCTTCAAACTCATCGAGCAAGCGTTTAAGAAGAGCTTCCTTTTCGTCTGCTCCTTCCTTTACCAATGCATCACCATTGAGTTTTGCTCCACCACCGGGAGATGGAACCGTTTGATACTTCCCACGAATCTGCCCCAGCGTAGCCTTAGCACAAGCTAATGCGTATAGTTGAATCCAGTTTCGATAAGCAGGGTGCAGGGTGTCTGAGTTCAGACCTCGGTACACAATGATAACGGTTTGTAAATCTGTTACTGGTTTGGGTTCAATTTGAAGGAATTGATTATCCAGCACAGTGAACGAACCTTCTTGACCCAAAATTTTTCGCGTCATTTCCAAGTTTTGTTGCAAGAGGTAGAAATCCCCTACACCAAAGTTCTGGAAAAGGTAATTATCTTGGAAGTACTTGATGAAGAAATCAAACTCTAGCGTACCTGCTTGACTTTGAATGGACAGCAGCGTCTTCTTATACACTACATACTCTAAATTATTTAGAATATAAGGAGGGATCTCATAGAGACTTTGCCCTTGCGTAGTTTGGAAGGTGACCATCTGTGTCGAGAAAAGGGGAGCATGATTATACATGGTCCCTACAGCCTCATCAATACAGGTTTTTAGTTGGTAAGGGGTAAGCTCCACTCTAACGACTGGGTGCCCAAGTCGTGCAAGGATAAAGTCTTTAAGATTTTCTTCAAAGTGAGACCACTCAATACCATCCACCATAGAGGTGTTGTTGAGCTTATCCCAATCAATCTCATTTCTACCTCGATAGCCGTCACCGTTACCATCTTGGATATTCTGACCCGCATACTGAGAAAAGCTGTTTCCCCATGCGGCTAACTTAGGTTTGACGGGCATAGGCTAACTCCTTAAAATTTTTCAGTAGGAAGATCGAGCTTAGGGGCAGTAGTTTTCTTTTTAAGAACAGGTTTAGGAGCTTCTTTTACAGGAGCTTTCTTAACTTTCGGAACAGGCTTCGGCTTCTTGACAGGCTCAACCAACTCAAACCATTCATGAGGAGCCTCAGCAGCCTCAATAACTTGTCCCGGAGAAAAAGTTTTTAGACTGTCTACATGCCACACCACTAAAGGTTTGGAGGATTTTAGAATAAATTTTGCCATCTAATTAATCCTTCTTCTTTTTCTTAGAAGAGAATCTAGTCTTCTTTACTTTGGGTTTTTCTACAGGAGCTTCCACCACTTTAGGAGCTTGGGCAACCTTAGGAGCCTCTTCTACCACAGCAACTAATTCGTGCCTCATCCCACCGGGAATCCAATCAAGCTCTACAGTGTCGCCCGTGTTTAAACCTACTCGTTTCCCCGTTTGGGGATCAGGAGACTTTACTTGGATGAACGCATCGCCAATATATTTGTATTTCATAATAACACCTCATAATATATAGGCATAAAAGAAGAGCCGGGAAACTTTAATTTCCCGGCTCTTATTACTTTCTAACTAAGCGGCCCTATTATGGGTAGCTGATGTTAGGATTCACCACGTTCTTGTTCTGAGCCCAAGCAGCAGCACCAGCGTTAGCGTTGGATGGCTTGCTCGTCGGCTGGAACATGAAGTCAGCGTTCGCACCAATGAGTCGGATGATTCTGTAGAATCGGGACTCAGGAGTCACAGCGGCCTTACCGTAGCGAGTCAGGATACCCTTTCTCGGCTGGAAGGTCTGCGGATCAGTGATGGTCGGCAGTTGCTGGAGCGGGATGTACGGGCAGTAAACGTAGCCAGCGTCCATCGGGCCAGAACCCTTGTAACCGATCATGATCTCGTCCTCTGGGTACATAGGATCAACATAGAGATCGTACCTACCAGCGAACTTACCCTTGTACTCAATCGAGGTCGCACCGATGTTCGTCGGACGATCAGACTGAGGATAGCCGCCCTCAAGCTTCGCAGCAGACTCAAGCATCGAGGCGATAAGCGGAGAAGTAATCATCCAGCTACCCGGACCACGGAAGGTCGTGCGGTAGATATCCATCGAAGCAAAGTTAATTGCGGCAAGAAGGTTAGCGTAGATCTGACCAACGTGCTGAGGAGCAAAGGGGCTTTGCGTCCGCATGAAGGTTCCAGACATATCGAAGAGGTACACGTTACTGTTCGTAGCGGAGGGGTTAAACGCCCCAGCGTTAGCGAAGTCGTACAGGTACTCAGCGGGGGTGAACGCATCCGTGTTGAGGCCACCAGCACCAGCACCCGGAGCAGTCGGAGTGTTAAGACCCGTGCCACCGAAGTTGTTGGAGTTGCCCATGTCGAGAGACTGGCGGTTCCAACCCTGAATACCAGACGGATCGTAAGCAATCATACGAAGATCTTCGATAAGCTCACGGTCGATTTCCAAGGTAAGTTCCTTAGAAAGAAGATCCGTAAGTTCACCTTCAAGATCAAGGTTATGATACGCACGAAGATCCTGAGCCGCTTCCAGAGTCCAAAGGGCTCTCATCTTGCGGGTACGCGACACAACGGGCTGCTGCTCGATGTGCATGTTCATCTCAGGAATCTGGTCACCAGTCAGAGCTTCACCAGCGGAGACGCTGTAACCAAGAATGGTCGAAGCATCGGGCCACGAAGCAATCTTACCACCCATCGTGGTAGAAGGCGCACCAGACAGGTTACCGATAACCGAGCTATAAGCATTGGTATCCGAACCCTGAAGGTTGGCTTGCGGGTCAGAGGAGAGATCTTGGTTTTCACGGAAAACCGCCCCACCCTGCATACCGCCGTAGGTCAGGCGGTACTTGCTGTAGATCGTTTCAGTACGACCCCATGCACCAGCAACACGGTCAGCACCGAGATAGAAAATCTGCGACACGGGACCACCCATCGGCTGAACACCGACGATGCTGTTGGCAATGAGTTGTGGATAAACTCTGCGGACAAGGGGGAAAGCGAACTTCTGGAAAGTACCAAGCTTACCAACCGTGGTCGGAGCATCAGCCTCATCAACTCTATCATTCTTTTCAGCAATGATAGATTTGGCTTGGTTTTCAAGAAGTTGAGCAGTAACCTTACGGGTGTAATCGTTACTGATTCCCTCAAGCACAGGTTGCCACTTAGTTAAAATTTGAGAATTGTCATCTAACATAGTTTTTTTCCTTACTTAAGATTGGAATGAGGCATGAACTTCATAACCTCGGGGGTTAAGAGGTCATTCACAGACTGAGCTTCAGCCCTTTGTGCCTCCTTTTTGTCAACATCTTCTGCGATGATAACGGCTTTTTCCGAAGACTTAAACGGCTGATCCTTAGATTCCTCTAAAACATCGACAGCCTCTAAGAGAGTAGCCTTGTCTTCAGTAAGCTTGCTCACTTTCGTAGAAAGTGCATTAACAGAGGTAGTCAGCTTCTCGTTTTCCTCAAAAGATTTTTTGAGTTCTTCCGTTAAGATGTTTACTTCCGCTTCAAACTCTTGCTGCTCCTGAACGAGATCGGAAATTGCATTATCCTCATCGTCCTTTCGCAACTCCAGTGCCATCAAAGTCTTCACCGATTCGAACAACGAAGCATTACGCATCGTCTCGTTCTCTTCTTGAAGCTCTCTCACAGCTTGGTCTTTTAAAGTGTCAACGCGAGCGCGAATAAACCCTTGAACCTTGGCCTCTAAGCCTCGGATCTTTTCGTCTACCTGCTCAGTGATTACACTGTTAACTAGCATAGCGATCTCGGAAACCGCTGCCTCTGAGAGACCCTCAGGAAGCAGTTCCGCAATCGGTAGCGTTTGTTCTTTAGTTTTGTCCATATAAATAAACTCCAGTCATCAAATTATGTACAGATGATATGTATTAAAAATTAAAAATAATTATTTTTTGCTTAGTTTGTTTCTAAGCATCGTGATAAATACTTTTTCAGATAAGGCTTTATCATAGGTCGCCTTTACAGTGTCTTCGATAAACTGGGAGTCGATGCTCTCATTTACAAGACCGGGGAAGGCCCCCTTCGTTGACGGATCAGCCACCAAATCAAAGGTAACCAATTTAAAATCGTCATTAACCATAGCGTAATCGCCCTTTTCGGTTAAAGACCCCATTCCTCTAGACGAAATACCAAGCTTTACTCCACCTTTAATAAGGGCCTGAGCTACTTGACCACATGGAGTATTAAGGATTTCCGCCTCCCCAATCATATCGTTGCCGTTCATGCGAAGGCCCGTGACGAGGTGAGAAACATTACCTAATTTAACAGCATCATGCGTGGGGTGATCTAACTCTCCCATAAGTCTGCGCTCTTTAATGGCTTCATCCAAACGCTTCATCTCCCTAACCAGCAACTTTTTTTCGTAAATTCGTTTGTTGTGATTTGGGGAGTCGGCTCGTTGGAACACTCCTGCAATTTTCATGGTGCCAGTAGCCTTAGACTCTTCTAACACCTGCAAGTTTTCAATAATAAAAGTATCTGAAATGAACATTACTTATCTCCTGCTGCTTTTTTAGAATTTTTAATCTTATTCTCAGCACCGGGACCGTACTTCTTCATAAGACGATTACTTTTAGCTGAACCATGTTTCAGCGAAGTTCGCATTGAGTGAGCTTTCACACTCTTCCAATCCGATGAAGGGGTAGCAGAACCGGGAGTAAATCCCTTAGCAATTTTGCCACTACTCTTCTTCCCCCAACCAGCCTTAGACACAACATACAATCTATCAGAGCCCTTGGTACTAAAAATTTGTCCCACATGTCCCTGCTCTAAGGCTTTAGCAATTGTAGCAAAGACACGAACTCTAGACTTGCCTGATTTAACAGCCCCCTTACCCTTCGCCCCTTCCTTAGAAGCGTACTTTTCACGACCTTTTTTAGATCCTTTAGCTTTTTCTGCATCTTCATTTAAAAGGGTGAAGAGATTCATGAGGAGGCTCTCCGAGACTTAATTCGTTTAAGCATAGCTTTCATCGGATCTTTCTCTTCTTCCTCTTCCTCATCTTTTTTCTTAGAGGAGCCGCCCATGTTAACTCCTAACGACCCTACTGCCGTCATCTCCACCAAGGTATTCTTAACTTCTGCTAAGAGGTCTCTAACTTCTTGTACTAAAGCTTGGAGATCGGAGGTCTCGTTAATAGGTTCTGCAATAGTCTGCACAGGTGCAGGAGGGGAGGTAGGAGTATCTTTTCCTTCCAATAAGTTACTTACAAAATCGTTAGGAACTTGAACTTCAGAGATGTCAGGAGACTGGGCCGTTACGTCTGGGGAGTAAAAGGAGGTATCCTCCTCAAATGAAGGAGCAGTTGGGGTGCTTGCCTTCATTTGAGGGAGATTATCCTGAGCCATAATTTGCGCGGCTAGATCTCCAACTGAGATGTTACTCACTTATTTCCTCACTTGCCAGCGGCAGACTTTTTCAGTTCCTTCACCTTGGACATGACAGCCTCTTTCTTCTCGTTCGCTTTTTCCTTTTCGATAGCGTCAAGGTCAGCGTCCGTAGGCTCTACATCATCCTCGTCCGACTCCTCTTCTAACGAAAGGAGAGCGTCTTGGATCTGCCCAACGTGTTCAGCGATCTGATCGTCGGTAAGGGCTTCCTCAAGAACGGACTCGCAAAGAGGGCAAACATGCTCCTCAACGCTTTCCTTACCTTCGAAGTCCTTCTTACCGGGGTGCGTCTTGGACTTGTCGCCCTTACGCATATCGGTCGTGAAATCAGGCTTGTCGCCTTCCTTGTCCTTTTGGTTAGACTTGTCACCTTTACGGGCACCAGTTTCAAAGTCTCCCTTGTCACCAGCCTTGTCCTTTTGGTTAGACTTGTCGCCTTTCCGCGCACCAGTCTCGTAATCGCCTTTATCCTCGGGCTTATCCTTGCTCTTATCGCCTTTCTTATCACCTTCGGTGAGAGAAACACGGGCAGCGTCCCAAGCAGCATTTTGGACCAGAGCGTCAATAAAGCTCTCGTCTACTCTAATATGATCAGTCATAATTTTTTCCTTATAAGTTAGCTCAGGACTGAGATGTCCCTACATTATATTTATATACCCTACCTGAGGTATATTATTTTTTATTTAATTTTGTTATCCGTTAGCAAAAACAGTGGTTTGAGCAACCCCCGTAATAGTGTGGTTGTTGGTCTCGAAATAAGTATCGGTCTGACGAGCCACTAGAATGTTATTTACAAATACGTTAGGAGATGCAGTATTACATGGGGGAGTATGAGGCTCGCATTTAGGGTCATCAAAATTTCTCATATGACCCAGCATGATGTCCCCCAATCTGACTGCACCGAAGTCAGCAACAAATACATTAGGAGAACACTTGTCGGTAAGCGGGGCTACAAGAGTCCCATTACATGGTTGAGTTCCCACCGTACCGTGTTCATGGCACGTTACTATATCTCCCGACCCCAATCCTCTTGCAATTAATGGCATTAGTATAGTTTTCCTTTGTATCGACTATCGAAGTATGGTAACTCTCTGGGAACAATAGTTTGTTTCTGCACCTTATTAAGATTAGTTCCCGTTAATCTATCAGAGGTGAGGTAAGTTGGTTCCGTAGTATCTTTTAACACGGGGTAAACCTTAATATTATTATAGACCCCTTGGAAGAGGTTAAATCTAACCTCTGATGGAATCTGAAAAGTATCTACAAATTCTTTAAAAGATAGGAAAGAGTAGACATCCCCCACAGGGACTCGTTTTCCGTGGTAACCGTCTTGAAGATCATAATTGTCATCAATGCGTTTGATCACATTATAAAGCCTAGAGAAAGAAGACAGTTTAGTTCTAAAGGTAGATCCGTCACTGGAGAGCCGTTGAGTATAATCCCCAGAGGTAAAGTTCTTCCCCCACTTCATGCCATACTGAGTTGCTTTGCCTGATATATCTTTAGTGTCACGAACACTTTTAACATAGCTCTCGTTCTGAATCTCTAAGAAAGGAGAAGGATGTACCTTTATTGCGCGTTTAATATTTTGGCCTTCTTCATACACTGCCAATCGG